CGAAAGGAAAGTTATTCCATCGTTTGCCTATCTTTCCGGACCCGCTCACATTACAAGGGCTGGGCTGGAAACAACCATCTTTAAACCAGGCTTCACTAGCTGTGAGCCTGGCTATAGCACTTAGAAAGTGATATTTGGTGTAACAACCAGTATCTTGGTTTTGCGAGCTTGACTAATTATCAAGTGAGCTCCCATTGGGATGTTGGCGAGGGATAAACCCCCATGACCCAACTGAAGCCTCTCTAATTGTAAACTGGCGTACTCCTTTTGGAACGCCACTTCGTGGGCTAGTAATAGTCTGCTAATTTAGTCGCCTAAAAGCGACCAATTTGAGCGCAAGATTTGCGCAGAACCCCTTCTGGGGAGGAGCATCCTATGGCTTTAGCTACTACACAGTCTCTTTCGAAGGATACCGCAACCGATGTGGATACCAATCTTACGGTATTTACACTTCGGGCTGCGGACCTTGATCGTTCTATCTTCTCAGTTTCGGGTTTAACACTCCCGATGGAGAAGAAGTTGACGGTCTCACATGACGTGGGAAAGGGTGGTGAGCAGCGGCACTTGATCCGTATTGACCGAATTGAGGTTGATGCGTTACTTGTGCCGGCGACGGCGAGTGTTTATATGAACATTATTCGTCCACCAAACACTGCAATCACTGTTGCCGTAATCGTAGAGATGGTCAACCAGCTGGTTGATTTTCTCGTCGAGGGTGGCAGCAACGCAAACGTGGTCGCAATCCTCAACAACGAGGTTTAACTCGCTGTGGGAACTAAAAGCGGCGTATGCAAACAGATTTTAATTGTTTGTTACGAGGTGTGTACATGGCTATTTGCTACTTGGGATGCTTCTTGGAGTTGTGCCGATGAATAACACCGGTGAACTGAAAAGCCTTCGTCTTTTGTGGACGATCCTAGCGAAGAGCCATCGCTATCAAGCCTTTGTCGAAGAGGACGATATTCGTACTTTCGATTTAAGGTCTGAACACGAGGGGTTACCCTTCTTGACGATCGCTTTACCATCAATTGGTAAAGCACTTGATAAGTTCCACGCTACAATGGCGTGGGATAGCCCGACATCGTTTGAGAAATCAGACAATGGGCTTGTCATTTATAATGACAGCGTTGATGAATATCAACTGTGGCTAGCATTACCCAAGTTTTTGGGAAAGGCTATCAGGCTTGCGTTGGAAGGCTCCTCTCAGGCCGTAGAATGTGTTCGTCAACTGACGTTCATGTTCTATAAACTGGAGGTAGATTATGATAAGGCTTTGGTTGCTGAAACTCTGGATCGATTCGAGAGAACCGATTTGGAATTACAGCAAGCGGCTAGCAATTTTGATGCTCAAACGAGCGTTCAAAGTCACCTAGCTCACATGCGCCGTCATATCTCCAAGGTTTTAGCTAAAGCTGATCCTTGGGATATACGGCCATGTCACGGGAGCGGTGCAACCGCTTGCCGGACCAAAAATAAGGATAAGTGGCTAGCACTTCGCTATTTTCCGAAGTTGGATCTAGTTTATCCTTACGCCGACTATTTCTTCTACAACCTTACTCACTTAGCTGATGAGTATGGTAGATTGGAGAATAGTGCAGAATCTGTCCCACGGGCACGCATTGTATTGGTGCCTAAGGACTCTCGTGGTCCGCGCGTGATATCATGTGAACCTGCTGAATTAATGTTTATTCAGCAAGGACTCATGCGTCTCATGTATCGTACCATTGAGAACCATCATCTCACCCAGTCAGAAATTCATTTTACTGACCAGACGATCAATCAGAGCAAGGCCCGTCAATCTAGTATTGATGGATTACTTGCCACTCTTGATCTAAAGGACGCTTCTGATCGTGTTTCACTCGATCTCGTTCGGAGAGTTTTTCCCTCCGATTGGGTTGAGTGTCTCGAAGCTTGTCGCTCCGAGAGTACGCAGTTGCCGTCGGGTGTGATTGTTGAGCTAAACAAGTTTGCCCCTATGGGCTCGGCTTGTTGCTTTCCGGTTGAAGCGCTAGTCTTTTGGGCTAGCGCGCAGGCTACATACAGGAGACTCGGTGTAAAAGCCGAGGTAGCTGTATACGGGGACGACATAATCGTGCCAGTTGCTTATGCATCTGACGTGATTAAGGATTTTGTTAGTATTGGCTTCGTAGTCAATATTGATAAGTCCTTTACCAAGGGGCCCTTTCGAGAATCGTGTGGTGGGGAGTATCATACTGGTTATGATGTCTCACCCGTGCGAGTTCGGAAGGTTCTTGGAAAGTCCCATACTCTCATTGCTACTGGCGCGGATTTGTGCAACTTAATCATTGCACGGTTTGGTATTACAGATTCCTGGCCATTTATTGCTGAAGTGCAAAAAATGGTAGGATATGTTTACCCATGGTCAGAGATAGACGCTTCGTGCGTCCTATTTGGCCCTGTTGCCCGTAATGAAACCAAATTCCGTAAGAGATGGAATAAGCGTTTCCAACGGTTTGAGTTTCGTGTGCTACAGTTGTCTACCTTAGAATCATCTAATGGCGAACAAGCTTGGAGTGAGCTCCTGAGGAAGGAGCTAACTATTGCACATCGAAGCAATGAGACCGGAAAAGGTACCGACTTTTCTGAAAAGATTAGTCGGCCACTTGATCCGGGACTGTATGCCGATATCCACGCGGCAC